TGTGTATAAGCAGGTTGAAGCGGATATTAAGGAAGTAAAAAAGGTGATAGAGTTATAAAGTATGTAAAGTACATTTAAAAGTAATAAATTATACAACAAATGTTGTATAATCCCTACGAACTCATACCCTGGATAAACCAGAGATCTGTGAAAGGAGTGATCCATATTGGAGCTCATATGTGTGAAGAAAAGCAATATTACAATGGCTTTCTTAATATTACAGATGATCGAATTTTGTGGGTTGAAGCTAACCCACAAATAGCCATCCAAGCACAGATTAGCAATCCTACTGTCAAAATCGTAACAGCATTGTGTAGTAATGAAGATGGTAAGCAAGTAGAGTTTATGATTACCAATAATGGTCAATCGAGTAGTATGTTAGAGTTTGGAACTCATACTACACATCACCCAGGAGTTGTGTCTATTGGAAAACAGATGTTAACTACTACTACTTTAGATACATTATGTAAAGACTTTGAATGGACTAAAGACTGTAATATGATGAACATAGATGTTCAAGGCGCGGAACTTATGGTGTTACAAGGAGCAACCGAATTATTAAAACACATAGATCTTATCTATACAGAAGTCAATATAGAAGAGGTTTATAAGGGATGTTGTCTTATGTCAGATTTAGATCGATTTTTAGAGCCATTTGGGTTTGTACGTGTGACTACTAAGATGACCGATTGGAACTGGGGAGACGCTCTGTATCAGAAGCGTTTGAAAAAATAATATATAATATAAACTAATTAACATTATTTATAATCTACTTATTATATATTCACATATGTATTCACAGCTTCCGCGTATATCGTTTATAGCATACTCATCTCTATCATACACTATCTCGTAGTCTGCATTCATTGCTTGTGGTGCTATATACTCTTCAAAAAACGGCTTTCGTTTCTCCATCTGTTGTTTTACTTGGTCCTCTGTATATCCTCTCTCTAATTTATCACGTCGGATTTTCCACTCTTCTTTAAACTGATGAGCTGTATTTAAGAATATTTTACAGTCACTTATCTTGTTCAATCCTTCATTGAACAATGCGTGCAACCCTATAACTATGATCACCGGACAAGGTCGAATCGACTCTAAAGTTGTAAACTTACCATTGTGATGATCATAATCTCGCTGTTGTATTTCTAGACCAGAACGTAAACACCTTACATCCTCTTGACATTTGTCTATATGGTTTGCTTCTGGATGTAGATGTGTATATGTCTTCCACATCTCATCTCCTCTCTCCCACTTATGATACCGATCACACTCATATATCAACACTCTTACTTTCTTCTCTAACACTGTCCGTAACATCTTTGCAAAAGTTGTCTTTCCAGATCCACTATCTCCTGCTATTGTGATTATTTTGTTTTCATTCAATACTCGCTTATAAATAGTCGATAGATACTTTATCGTTATAGATGACTGTTCTAACTGTCTTTTAAGCATACTTGAGCTGTTGTATATTTTATCTTTATGAAATGTCTTGATATTATCATACACCATACAGTAAATACTCATCGAATTTACAGATCCAATAGCAAATTGATCATTTACCCCTTCATAATTATCTATGAAGTTATCTGGATAACTTATACACTCATCCGAAGGAATATAAATACAATCTATTTTACTTGAATATAAAGATCGAATTGTAGACCAAAATATGTCACTAGAAAGAATCAGAAGATCAGGTCTAAGACGTATTATAATATCATATGTTATAGAATCTCGCTCTTCTACTTGTCTACGAATTTGATCTATTGTTTTTAGTTTAAACCACATTGACTTAATTCTTTCATTTATTGTTTGGTTTGTCTTCTCTCGTTCTAAAATAAACATCTTTGGTTGCAGCTCTGTTTGAATCTGATCAAAAGACGTATTAGAGTTTAAATATGAATCACACTCATACTCATTACTTACTACATAGAAATACAAGTCAAATTTGACACTATCTTTTGATAAGATCTCTTTCAAAACTTGGATATTACTTTTGAATGTTCGAAGAAACCCTGTACAATAAATAGCAACCCTCATTTATTTGAACACTTTAACGTTTAAAATCCACTTTTCGAAATTATAGTTCTTATCGCATACTGCATCACACTCTCTCCATTTGTCTTCTACAACCCAATTATGACCTTGTAACGCAGGTCCAACCAAACAACATTTAGTATTAAGAGATCGTACACGATCAATATCTGGATACTTTGTAAAACAATCGATCCACACCCATTGACACTCTCTCACCAGCTCTAGATTCAGGTCTTCTACTTCGCTATATCTTACTGCTATTCGTCTCTCTCCTTCTTTTATTAACTTCATTATCATCGGTATGCTCGAATCTAAAAAGAAAAAGTTCTCAATACCATACTTTTTACATATCTCTAGCACTCTCCACTCTATCCCTTCAGACTTGATATTAAGAATCAATAATGCGTGTTTATACTCTTTACACCACTCTTCGAAATCTTCTCCATCTTTGAATGGATCGTGCTGTAGAATTAACCTTTTACCACAATCTCTTAAATCAATCTCTACTCCCCATTCGAGAGGAATAGTTTGTAATTCGGCAATAGTATTAATACGATGAGCTATATACAACATAAAGACTCTATTACTTTCTCAAATGATAGTCTCTTTTAACCTTTTTAATCCCATTTGTTCTATTGACTCTACTCCCAGAACTCTGACACTCTACAAGTTTTCCGACGTTCAAGTCTATATCGAAGAGTATCCTCGAGTTTTATTAAAGACTTCCTGTTCTAACTCTTTTATCGAACCATACAATGAATATCATATGAGTATGGGTATAAACTCATCTTTCGATAAAGATGAAGACATCTCTCTATCTCAAGTTACTCAAATGGAAGACGAAGTATACTTTTTCTTATATAATACCAAAAACTACTTTCACTTCCTTTATGACTCGTTACCTTACTTATGGTTTTATTTTAAACAAGAGCTTACTTGCCCTATATTAGTACAGCAAGAATTATTACCATTTGTGAAAGAAACGTTTGAACTATTAGGACTTACTTCTCGTCTATTAGTTGCAAAAACAGATACTCTCTACAAAAATGTATACGTGTCATCTAGTCTGACACACAACGGGTGTAGCAATCTACCTTACAACAAAGAATTCAAAGATATCATCGAAAGATTGAAAGTATCTGCTAGTCTAAGATATAATTATCCAACACCTAAGAAAATATATGTATCAAGACGTACCTCTCTATTCCATACTCAAACTAACAACATTGGAACAGATTATACTCAGCGCAGAATTTGTAGAAATGAAGATGAGATAGTCGATTTTCTCTCTCAGAAAGGATATGAAGAAGTGTTTCCTGAAAGATGGACTATGATCCAAAAGATCCACACTTTTTCTAATGCAACACACGTCATTGGTCTGATTGGAGGAGGCGTATGTAATCTTCTCTTCTCACCTCCTACAACACAATCAATAGTGATTGTCAGTCCGACATTTCTAGATATAAACTTTCGCTTTCAATTCAGTTTGAATCATACATTGATAACTTATTTTACAACAACTCATTTAGACAAGATCAAAGACACTGATTTGAGTCTTTATATTAGGGCCAAAGTAGTAGAAACTGGAGAAATTGGAGAGATTGTTAACGCAAATTCTACACACGTTGAGCTTACAATTGTACCAAGAGGAAGAGTATATGTGCTACAACAAGAGTCTAAAACACAATGGTTTCGCTTAGAGGAAGTCCAAGTTTTAGATAAAGGCTTAAACAGTCCTTTCTTCTTAGATATAAACAAGTTTAAATTATTGTGGTCTATTTAAAATGGTTCAAATTGTCATCCCTATGTCTGGCGAGGGCCAGCGCTTCAAAGATGCAGGTTACTCTGTTCACAAACCTCTCATCGAAATAGACGGTAAGACAATGATTCAACACGTTATCGAACTCTTCAACTCTATCAAAGATGTAACATATTTATTTATCTGTAACAACACTCATACTTCAACTATCGAAGTTCTAAACTCATTGATTTCCAAGCTCAAAATTACAGCTCAAGTCGAAGTCATTAGTCCTCACAAACTTGGACCTGTTTACGCTGTGAGCCAAGTATTTGACAAACTAAGAGAAGATGAAGTGATTGTCACCTATTGCGATTTTGGATCTGTTTGGAGCTTTGCTAAGTTTTTACAAGATGCACGACAAAACAAATTAGACGGATCAATTGCTTGTTATAGAGGATTTCATCCTCATATGCTAGGTAAAGATCATTATGCTTATTGTAAAACATTGAACAGATCACTGATTGAAATTCAAGAGAAAAAGCCTTTTACGAATGATAAAATGAAGGAATGGGCATCTAACGGCATTTACTACTTTCGTTCTTCTCAAATTGTCAGAGAATACTTTCAACTTTACCTTAACACAAACACTCCAACAAATGGAGAGTTTTATGTTAGTATGGTGTATAATTTTATGGTCAAGAATGGGTTGAGAGTCAATGTGTTTCCTATTCAACGTATGTTACAATGGGGAACACCCTATGATCTTGAGAATTATACTAAATGGAGCTCGTATTTTAAAGACATTTGTAAACCTCAGAGAAGATTGATTTCACCTTCTAAATGCGTCACTATTCTTCCAATGGCTGGTTTAGGCAGTAGATTTAGTAAGAAAGGTTACACAACCCCTAAACCCTTGCTTGATGTTAACGGTCATCCTATGTTCTTTCAATCTATTGATTGTCTTCCGTTGAGCAATAAGTTTGTGTTCGTTACTTTACAAGACTATGTAAATACTTACTCTAATATAACCACTACAATCAATAATATATCAAACTCTACATTGATTTGCTTACCTGATTTGACAGAAGGTCAAGCGTGCAGCACTATGGCAGGAGTTAAAGATTTGGATAACGACGTTCCAATCTTGATAACCGCCTGTGATAATGCAAGTCATTATAATGTAGATACTTATGAGAAAATGATGAATGACGAAAGTATTGATATCATCGTATGGACTTTCAACAATAGTCCTACAAGTAAAAACAACCCCACAATGTATAGCTGGGTCCAACAAGATGAAGACAACGTAAAACGTATTCACGTCAAAAGTTGTCCTTTTTCTGTCATAACAGATCAACAATGTGTAATCGGTACTTTCTTTTTCCGTCGCGCTGGAGACTATAAACGTTGTTACGCCAAACTTATAGAACACAATAATAGAACTAATGGAGAGTTTTACATCGACAATATGATTAATGAAGCGATAGATATGGGATTAAACGTCAAGTCATTTCTCATCCAACATTATGTCTGTTGGGGGGTTCCAGATGAATATGAAACCTATTGGTACTGGAGAAACCATTTTCATCTATCAGAAAATCATCCATATCTTATCTTCAACGATAAGACATTTAATCAAAATCTTCACAACTACATCACTATTGAAAAGTTATTTTAACTCAGAAAGTTTAAGTCTATACAACTCATCTTTGCGAGTGGCAATCTTCACAGACTCAATAGGATTTAGTAATTCTTCACTCTCTAGACAAAGAAGATGGAGATGGACTATCTCATCGGTTTGAGCAATCTGTCTCAGACTCTCACCCTGTATATAGAGATTGTTTGATTCGAAAATAAGATTTTGCCCATAAACAGCAAAATCTGGGAAATAACATTGTTTACACTTCTCTTCACCAAGTCGCCTAACACACTCTCTATATCGTTTAAAATGAATACTCAACTTTACTAGCTTATTGTATATGCTTGAAAGAGCATTACACCTCTTATATTCATCTCTTGCTTTTATCTTCTCGTTTAACGTTTCTAACCATTTATTTTCTGAGAGAGAATCAAATTGTAATAGTACACCGTGGTTTGCTAATGTAATCCATTCTAAGTCTCTATATAAATAGATTTGTTTTGCTAGATCGTCACCTGGTTCTATATAAGGGAGTGTGCAATGCTGTTGACTAAATATCCATTGAGGATGACAATGAATGACGATATCTTTGTTTAAGACCCAATGTACTGGAGTTTCGATTGACGTCTTTGAACCCCATATTAATCCTTTTCTTTCAGAAACAAGAGAATGACCGTAAAAAAAGTCCACATCTCCAAGACAAACGCCACTCGATTTGATAATCATAAAGGTATGATCAAAGATCTTAAACTTTATAGAAACATTTCCGCCACCAGCTTGGGTAAGATCGTCGCGTTCACCTATCTTTTTACAGATATGTACTAAGGCTTTTATGTGATGTATATAAATTTGAAAGAACTCTCTTACCATCTGCATAGAACCAAATGTCAATAACTTATCACTTGCTTCAAATTGAGTCTTAGAACAAATATGAATAGCACACCATCTTGCTTGAAGTGCACCTCTAATATCTTTTTTATATGAATCACCTATCATAAGTCCAGAATATTGGAGTGGAAACATTAGTTGACTTGGTTTTTCTGTTAGTGTTTCTTCAGACGTAAGCACATAATTAACCTGCTTGAGTAAGTCAAGTTTTTTGAGCTTGTTAAGTTGGATAACAGTATCGAAATCAGTAATACAACGAATTGTAACATTTTCTTGTTGGAAGAGGTCAAACAACTCTTTCACGCCATTGAAAGGTTTGATAGAACTATATAATGTCTCATAATATATATCATAACATTTTAAAGCTAGTTCAGGCTGTTTTACCGCTTCTAGAAAGTAATACAAACGATTTCGATTATGCGGAGATTTGATCTTGACTATCTCTCGTGAAATTTGAAGATCGGTATAAGAATAGTTGTTATCGACTAAAAACCGTTCAACCGCTTCATAAGCTTCTTTATAAGCGTTTTCCGCATTATAAAGAGTGTCATCAATATCAAAATTTACGTTTCGAAACATTAGTATACATACGAAATAGAAGTGTTTATTCTAGTTTTATATTCATATTTAAACAATTTTAAATATAATGAAGAAGAATGTTGTCTAACGCCCTGTTTAACTGTAAAAACAAAGAATGTTATCCTCCCTTCAAAGAAGGCTTGTACTTAGAAGAGTTTTGTGTCAACAGATACCTTTCTTGGGATGCTTCGCAGAGGGCAAGGCCAGATGAGCCCAAGCTAAAAAGAAAGTACATTCCCGTAAAATGGACTAACTTCCAAATAGAAGGATGGTTCCAACATTACAAAGCCTTAATGCAACACATTTTAGACAAGTGGGTACTAGATAACCCCAGTGAGCACGGTTACTTTACAATCGTCCAATATGATGATGGCCCCCTCTTAAAATTACCTGACAACACCGTTATATACGGCGCTTGCAGTGGAGACGTACCAATCCCTTTAATTTATGAAGATGTTCGTCATAAACTCGAAAACATTCCCAACCTAGACTTTGATCAAAAAACTATACTTTGCTCTTTTGTAGGCACTTTAACTCATTCTGTTAGAAATGAAATGTACGCCAAATTACAACCCAACACTGACTTCTTATTTTCAATTAAACAAGGTTGGTCTCCTGTAGTTGACAAACACTCTCAAGACATATTTGTAGTCACAACTTTGAATTCTAAATTCGCTTTAGCACCAAGAGGATACGGTCGTTCAAGCTTTAGACTATTTGAAATCTTACAATTAGGCTCTATTCCAATCTATATATGGGATGATAAAGAATGGTTACCTTACAAAGACGTATTAGACCTCTCAAAGTTTATGATATCTATCAACATTAAAGATATTGATACATTGCACTCAATCTTGTCTTCTATAGACAAAGAAAAATATAATCAAATGTTACACGAATACAACAAGGTCAAACACTACTTCGAATTGGAAGGAATGTTTGACCATATTATGTCTCAAAATACTTTAGTTTAAACCACACTGTTTGATCATATCGAAACGTTTATGAACATTAACTGCAAAATGGTAATATACCGGGTGAGAAGACGTCAAATACACACTTCCAGAGTGGACAACGTGTGTATAATGTAACCCTTTTGGAACGTGAATATCAAGATCAAATTGCTCAAACAACAAAGTTATAAAGTATATCACATCACAAGTAGGCGAATACTGCAGATGACGTATCTCAGAGACTAAATTTAGCTTTTCTATTAGATATCTGTTGATTACAAAGTTACCCAGGTTCATTAGAGTATCAATATGATGTTTATGACTTATGTCACTGATAGTTCGCTTGTTTATGATCTGACCTTCTAAGTGAGTAAAGTCAAAGTCCGCAGTAGCATAACTTGGAACCAACAAACTTTCTTTCTTCAATGATTGTGTAGATATGTACTCAGACGCAGCTCTGAAATAGTTAATATCAGCAAAATTGTCCGAATCGATCAATGCTATCCACTCGTTAGAAGATAACTTCATCGCTTTGGATTTGTTTAAGAAAGGACCTAACACCGACTCATTCTTATAGATTTTGATCTTATTCGCGTCAATATGAGTCTTAAAATCTCTCAATACATTGTCATAATCCTTACCATTCTCATCAGTAATGATAATCTCGCCAATGTAAGGGTTGTCTACGTACTTTTCTAAATTTGTCTTTAGAAAAGTATCATAACGATTCATTGTAGGAATACATAGTGAAAACATCTTTTCTTCTTGTTTGTGTATTGTTTAAATTTATTTACCAACACTTATTACATCCCTTTGTTGCATTGAGTTTAGAGAAGATCCCTTTTGACAAAGCAATCGCACTCTCGATAAATCCTTCAACAAGCTTGTTATCTAACAACACTCTAACTTGTGACATAACTTCTGGTTTAATGATATCATCGTCAGTACCTTCTTTACAATCAAGGCCTTTAGCTACTTGCTCTAATATATTCAAAGCCAACTGAAGCTTCCTGCCAGATTCCTTTTTAGCCGTCTTGTGCTTCTCTACAATCGTCATAATTTCAAGAATGATCTCATACGCACTAATAGCATTTCGTAATTTATTCTCTGTAAAGACCCTCTTAATAAGAGACTCAAGCTCGATATCTTTAACATCTTCGACTTGTGGTAACTCAACTTGATCTGACATTTATCTTTATAAAGATAAATTTAAACTTTTATTCATTCAGATTCTTCATCTGAACTTTCATCTACAGCTTCCAACAACTTCTCAATAATCTTAGTCTTTTTCTTCTTTTTTTGAACCTTTTCCTTTTCTTTACTCTCTTCTTTACTCTCTTCTTCTTGATAGTCTAACAAAGATCTAAACTCAGACTCATCTATTCCCGAAGACAAAGAATCTAATGAATCTGTCGACTCTAAAAAG